CGTAGGCGTAGGTGTAGGCCTGCACCTCCAGGTGCTCGGCATGCTGGGCGGGCGCCAGACGCAGGTCGATGGCGCGGCTCATGCGGCGCTCCCGGTGGCATTGCCGCTGCCATCGCGGCGCACGAACAGCGCGGCGGCTGAACCGCACGCGCCGCCTTCTTCCACGCGGGCCTCTTGGCAGGCAATCAAGGGGTTGCCTGTGACCAAACTAACCGGCATGGCCGGGTGGTCACAGAAGCCTGCTTTGGTCTTGGCTGTGCAGTCGCTGCACTTGGGCGCTGCCCGGCTGGGATGCAGCGTGGCTTCGGGCACGCGCATGCTGAGCATGTGGCTGTCAGCGGCCTTCGCGGCTTCGGCCCGGTAGTGGGCCAGTGTGGCGGCTTTGGTGGCCGGCTCGTCCAACGTGCCGCGAAAGGTCGCGCGCTCGGGCGTTGGGGCGGTGGTGGTCAGTGACATCTGCGGCTCCGTCGTGTTGACGGGCTGCAGTATTCCTAAAAGAATCTTTCAGGTCAAGCGTAGAAGAATATTTTTTCGACGCGCTCAGTCTTCAACGCTTCAGCGCGCGGCGCGGGCGGCGGCAGCCCGGTCAGCTTGAGGGAGAGGTTGGGCTGCACGGTGCTACCGCTGTGCAGTGCACAAGGTGTCAGGTAGCAGGACCAGGTGAAAGGGTTCGCGGTACTCAAGGCATGAACCGACAGGAAGCAAGATCGCGTCCTTGGCTTGCTCATCGATCCGCTTGGTCTCGCCTGCCGGCGTCTTCACAAAGTAGACCTTGAGGTACTGCTTTGTGGGCCTCTGATCCAGCGTGCTACCAAGCATTGCGCCGAGTAGGCCAGCAGCAAGCTGAGAAGAGGCTCGATAGGTACGCCAGGAAGCGCTGTCGATGTAGGCGGCCTGACCAATGGCCGCACCCCAAGCTGCGCCTGATCTCGTGCCTGGGTTCGATTCGTCAATGTGTTGCGCGCTCAAGATGACGCCTCGAACCGTGGCAGCCTCGACGCTTCGTCGAAACGAATCTGCCCAGTAGGCTTGTTGCTCGGCCTCTGGAAGGCGTGCCACGCGAGCGCGCTCGGCCTCCTTGGCGTGATACTGAACCAGCTCCTGCGGATAAAGGGCCGCGAACGCTGTACTTGCAACGTCGAACCGGTCTGCAGATGAGTAGACGGCGAACCGCTGAAGGCGGGAGTGCTCGATGCGGAATGACTCGGCTCGGCCATAGCGAGCGATAGACGCTGCCAAGGCCTGCGTAGAGAAAGTCTGCTCAGCTGCGGCCAGAAGTTCGGGCTTCTGCCTCATGAGCTGCAGCACGTCCGCCTCGGTTCCTAGGCTCGGTTGTTCCAGAAAGCGATACGCGACCTCGTAGTCCAGTTGGGCAAGCGCCTCCAGGCCCCGATCAAAGTTCCTCGGCTGTGGTGAGTAGGGCAAAGACGTACAGCCTGCCAGTGCGCTTGCGCACAACAGCAGAAGGAGGTGCGTGGGGCGGATGAGGTGTGACCTCGTACAGCCTAACCACCAGTCCGTCATGACGGAGATCCCCTGTCGTTGTTCAGGCATCGATCCATGCCCGTAAAGACGCCCACGATGACCAAGTCGTCGCGCTGCGAATCGAGCTCATGGTAAGCCGTGTTCATTGGCGCGGCTACCCAGTGGCCTGGGCGACGTTCGCGGTAGCTGCGCACGTACAGGCCGCCCTGCCCATCGGACACCAGCACGACATCGCCTGGGCGCGCGGGCAAGCCCGTAGCGAACCGCACCAGGTCTGCGGCGCGAAGCCAGGGGGTCATTGAGTCGTCGGGCATCGACACGGCAAAACGCGGTGGCAAAGGTGTGTTCAAGACTAGTTCCCAGGTGATGACAGGAACGTAATCAGGCGCCGGCTGGTCGCTCAACACAAGAGCGACTCCGCCCCGGCGGCGGCCGTTGTCATGGCCCGGGCGCTGGGCCCAATCGGGCTCTTGCACATCGCCAAACTCAAGCCATCGAGGCGACACCCCAAGCGCAGCAGCCAGCCGGGCCATGCCGGTCGTGGCCATCGTGGATTCGCGTTCCAGCTTGGAAATGTTGGGCTGCTTCAGCCCTGCGGCTTTGGCCAGCTGCGGCTGTGTCAGGCCGCGCTGAAGGCGCGCCAACTTCAGGCGCTGGCCGAAGGTGTCTACAGGTTTGCTCACGGCTGCATTTAAGCGCGGTTGCATAGTCGTTTAAGAATGGCACAATAGTCGCAAAGGAATCTTTCATCGATGGACGCACGCGACCTGATCCAAGCGCTGATGCAGCGAGGCCTCACCCAGTCGGTGATTGCCGAATGCACTGGCATTCCGCAGTCGACGATCAGCAAGGTGGTGCGTGGTGAGGTCAAAGACATCATGAGCCGGAGCTACCGCAAGCTGCTGGAGCTGCACGCATTGCAGGCCGGCGCGGTAGGGGCGCCGATGGTGGCACCCCAGGGCCCGGCCGCGTTGAGCACGCTCAACGCCGCCGACAGCCAGGCCGCTGCCTGATGCGGCCGCTGGGCGAGGTGGCGCATGCCTTGATGGCCGCGGCGGCCACGCCGGGCACGGTGCGCGATGTCTGTGAGCGGGCCCAGGTGGGCTACGACGTGGGCCGCTACACCGCCAGCCGCTTGATCCAGCGCGGCTGGCTCAGGCAGGCGGCGCCGGCCGACGATGTGGCCGAGCCCGTGCGCAGCGGCCCGGGCCGCCCTGCCGCGGTGGTGGTGGCCGCGCAGCCGCCCGCCGAGGGCGACGAGGCCCCGCACGTGATGGTGATCGACTGCTTCAGGCTGTGGGCCTGATGGCTGGCGTGTAGCGCCCCTCTCGTCACCGTTCATTCATGCAGCACTGACCAGGGCGCGCGATGCCGGCTTACCCACCGATTGACTTTGTCGCGCTGGCCCAGGCGCTGCTGGATCGGGCGCACGCCCTGGTGCCGCAGTGGCTGCCGCACGGCCGCGAGCGTGCCGGGCGTTGGTACGTGGGCGACTTCGATGGCGGCGAGGGCGACAGTGCCAACGTCAGCCTGACCACGGGCACGTGGATCGACAACGGCGGCGCGGCCGACGACCGCGGCGGCGACCTGATCAGCCTGTACGCGCGCATTCGGGGCCTGAACAACGGCCAGGCCGCGCTGGAGTTGATGCGCGACCTGGGCTGGGAGCGCCAGCGCGCGCAGGCCAGCGCGTCGGGCGGGTCGGCCCGAGACGCGGCGCCCAGCGGGGTGGCCGCCACAGACGACGAGCCGCCCACCGACCCTGAGCAGGTGCCTGGGCGGCCGGCCAAGCAGGAGCGCTGGCAGTCGGTGTTGCCGGTGCCGCCGCACGCGCCGGTGCCGCAGCGGTTTCGGCATGGGTTCAAGGACCGCAAGGCCGATCGGTGGGTGGAGTTCGATGCCACCCAGGTGTGGGAGTACGAATTCGACGGGCGGCGCTACGGCTATGTGGCCCGCTTCGAGCGCATCGACAGCAAGGGCGAGCGGGTCAAGGACATCCTGCCGCTGACCTGGTGCCAGGACTTGCAAGACCCCCACGGTGCGCAGCGCTGGCACTGGAAGCAATGGGGCGAGCCGCGGCCCCTGTACGTGCCGGCCAAGCGGCTGAGCGGCCGCCCGGTGCTGGTGGTGGAGGGCGAGAAGTGCGCCCTGGTGGCGCACGAGCTGCTGGGCGGCGAGTATGACGTGGTGAGCTGGCCCGGTGGCTGCAAGGCGTGGCCGCTGGCCAACTGGGCCTGGCTGCAGGGTTGCTCGGTGGTGTTGTGGCCCGACGCCGATGCGCAGCGCCACCGCCTGACGAAGGCCGAGCGAGAGTCGGGCGCCGACCCGGCCGGCAAGCCGTACTTGCCGCGAGGCGATCAGCCGGGGTGGCAGGCCATGGTGAAGATCGGCCGCCGCCTGGCCGACGAGCATGCGTGCACGGTGTGCCTGTGCGCCGTGGCGGAGCCGGGCAGCCGCGCCGCAGGCTGGGACGTGGCCGACGCGGTGGCCGAGGGCTGGGACGCCGCCGCGGTGCGTGAATACATCCGCGCGGCCACGCCCCTGGCTGACGCGGTGACCGCGGGCGCCGATGCGGTTGCCGATGGGTCTGCCGATGGGTCTGCCGATGCAGGCGCGGAGGGCATTTCTACCCCTTCGAGGGCTGGCGCGGGCAAGAGGGGTGGAAGTGCAGCGTGGCGCGGCCAGCTGCTCTACAGCAGCTCGGGCGCGATCAAGGCGGTGCGCGAGAACGTGGTGCTGGCCCTGGACGGCCTGCCAGAGAACGGCCTGGCCGGTGTGCCCGAGGCGCAGGGCGTGGTGGCGTTCAACGAGTTCACGAACGACGTGATCAAGCTGCGCGACACGCCCTGGGGCACGGCGGCGGGTACGTGGGACGAGACCGACGAGCTTGAGCTGGGCAACTGGCTGGTGCGCCAGCACTCGCTGCCGAGCATGCCGCGCGGCACGCTGGAGGAAGCGGTGTCGATGGTGGCCAAGCGGCACAAGTTCCACCCGGTGCGGCAGCAGCTGGACGACCTGCGCGGCACGTGGGACGGCGTCAAGCGGCTGAGCACCTGGCTGCGCCGCGTGTGCCTGGAAGAGGACGAGTGGGACGACGAGGCCCCCTTGCAGCAGTACCTGGCCCGCGTGGGCACCTGGCTGGTGATGGCCATCTGCGCGCGGGTGTTGATGCCGGGGTGCAAGTTCGACTACATGACGATCTTCGAGGGCGGGCAGGGCGTGGGCAAGAGCACGTTGGCCCGGCTGCTGGGCGGCGATCATTTCGCCGACACGGGGCTCGTGCTGGGCGACAAAGACAGCTATCAGAACCTGCAGGGCGTGCTGGTGTATGAGTGGGGCGAGCTGGACTCGCTGAACAAGTCCGAGGTCAACAAGGTCAAGCAGTTCATCAGCAGCGCGAAGGACCGCTTCCGGGCGTCTTTCGACCGCCGGCCGAAGGACTACCCGCGGCAGGTGGTGTTCATCGGCACGACCAACGAGGACCACTACCTGGCCGACCCGACCGGCAACCGGCGGATGTGGCCGGTGCGCGTGACGCGGCAGATCGACCTGGAGTGGGCCCGCGCCCACCGGGCCCAGCTGTTTGCCGAGGCGTTGACTTACGTGGAGGCGGGCGACCGTTTCCACCCGACCATGAAGGAGCAGCGCGAGCTGTTCGAGCCGCAGCAGCAGCAGCGGCAGATCGAGAACGCCATCCAGGCCGGCGTGATGCGGTACCTCTACGACGAGGGCCAGAAGGTCGGCGCGCACAGTGACAACGGCACGCTGGTCAATGAGATCAGCGCACCCGACTTGCTGAACCGCCTGGGCATCAGCGTGGACAAGCAGAGCCATGTGCTGTTGCGCCAGGCCACCGCGGCCTTGCGCACGGCCGGCTGGGTGCGGTTCAGGTCCAGCCGGGGCGACAGGCCCTGGATGTTCAAGCGGCCGCTGACCGAGGGCTCGTATGTGCCTTCGGCCAGCGCCAGCTCATCGTCAACCGGGGCGTCAAGCGCCCCTGCACCCCAGGAAGCTGCGGATGCTTGCCCGTTTTGATCAGGGACGCCAGCGCGAGCTGGTCGAGATCACGGCACGCGCCGCTTCGGCCGGGGCCTGGCCTATGTGAGGCCGCGCGACGCGGCGCCCCGCGATGCCTGCGATGTCCACGTGTCCACGTGTTTGCAGTGAGTCTTGAGCGGCTGGCCAGTTGGCAGCTTCAGGGCCCTCAGCGGAGCTGTGTCCGGGGTTGTCCAGGTGTCTTGATGGCAGCGTGAGCGGGCAGGGGCGGGTGTGCGCACACCCGCGCGGGCGGGCAGGTTCACTTCTCAGGTGTCAATGAAAGGGTCAGGGACATATGGACAAGAACGGAATACAGAACCGCTGGGGGTGGCTGCCCGAGATGATGCCGGGCGTGCAGAGGCTCTTGCAGGACAAGCGCCGCGAGGTAGGCGCGGCCCACGTGGGCGAGTGCTGGCGGCGTGGCGTCATCGAGCGGCAGCCGGGATGGTTCTACGCCCGCGAAGGGGCCATCGCCGTGGGCACGCCCTGGGGTGAGCCGGTGCCGGAATTCACGGCCGGGCAAGCGATGCTGCAGCTTCGGCAGCCGGGAGCGTCTGATGGCTCGTGATGACCAGATCGAGGCCCGGCTGCTGAGGTGGGCGGCTTACTGCACGGTGGGCGATGGGTCGGGTTATGCGGTGATGAGCGTGATTCACCCCGAGTGGAGTCCGCCCACGCCAGGCATGACGCCCACGATGAAGACGTCGGCGATCAGCGACGTGCGCGAGACGCATCGCGCCATCGAGCGCCTGAGCCTGCGCCTGGCCAACACGCTGGCCGTGCACTACTGCATGAGGCTGCCGCTGGATGACCAGGCGGCGCGGCTGCACTGCACGCCGTCCACGGTCATTGCGCGGGTGGAACTGGCGCATCGGCTGCTGCGCCGAGAGTTTTGCAACAAATTAGAAGGCGGCTAGATTCAGGCAGGCTCAGGGATTCCTACCTCAGTCGCAACCCCGCCCGGCGCAAGCCGCGGCGGGGTTTCTCATTGCATGACCCAATCCGCCCCCAAACCCTGCAGCCAGTGTCACGTGCTCGTGACCGATGGCACCAGCCGCTGTGCGGCGCACAAGGTCGTCGCTGGCAGCTTCGCCGACGAGCGCCGGGGTACGCGCCAGGAGCGCGGCTACGGGGCCGCGTGGGACCGGATCCGCGTGCGCGTGATGCGCCGCGATGGCGGCCTGTGCCAAGTGTGCAAGGGGCAGGGCCTGCTGGTCGAGGCGAAGGAAGTGGACCACGTTGTGCCCAAGGCGCAGGGCGGCACCGATGTCGATGCCAACCTGCAGGCCATCTGCACGCCGTGCCACAGGGCCAAGACGGCCCGCGAGGCCGGGGCCGGGCGGGGGTGGGGGGGTCGAATCTCTGGAGCTGACCAGCGCAGGACCGGCCTGCTGCCCACGTTTTTGCGCGCGCGGGTTTCGAGTGAGGGGGGGGGTTGATGGGTCAGCGTGGACCGGCGGCCAAGCCGCCCGAGCTCAAGCTGCTGGAGGGCAACCGCGGGCACCGGCCGCTGGACGTGACCGCGCTCTTCAGGCCCGAAGTCGGCACCCCCGACGTGCCGCGCTGGCTCACGCCCGAGGCGCGCAAGGCCTGGAAGCGGCTGAGCGCGGAGCTGGTCCGCTACAACCTGCTGAGCAAGGTCGACCGCGACGCGTTTGCGATGTTGTGCCAGACCATCGGCCGCCTGGAGCAGATCGAGCGCTCGCTGGCCGGGCGCCAGGCCACGCTGCTGGAGAGCGGCGGCGATGTCACCGACGCGCTGATGGACACCACGCCCAACGGGCTGCGCGTGCAGTCGGCGCTTTACCAGGTGCTCAACAAAGAGCAGGGCAAGCTGCACAAGCTGCTCGAAAACTTCGGGCTGCGGCCCGACGCCCGCGCCCGCGTGAGCACGGCCATCCGCGCCCAGCTGCAACTGTTCGAAGGCGGCTCGCCCGTGCCGGCGGGCACCCCTGACGCGGGCGATGGCTTCGCGTCGTTCGAGTGACCGGCCGCTGACCTCATGAACGCCGCCGTGCAGTCGCCCACCGTCGTCCAGCCCGCCCAGGCGGCACCGGACTACCTGGCGCGCGCCTTGGCCTACGCCCGACGGGTGTCGAGCGGCCAGGAGGTCGCTGGCCGCTTCGAGCGCCTGGCCTGCGCGCGCTTCCTGCGCGACATCGAGAGCCAGGGCGAGGCCGACTTCCCCTACGTGCTCGACGCCGTGGCCGGAGGCCGCGCCTGCCGGTTCATGGAGTTGTTGCCGCACATCAAGGGCGAGTGGGCGCGGCCGGTCTACGTCAACGGCCGCTTGCAGTACGCCAAGCTCAAGCTGGAGGACTGGCAGGTCTTCATCGAGCTGAACCTCTTCGGCTGGAAGCACTGCGTCACCGGCCTGCGGCGCTTCCGGCGCAGCTACGAAGAGATCGCGCGCAAGAACGCCAAGAGCACCCGCGCCGCCGCCCGCCAGCTGTACCTGGTGGCCGCCGACGGCGAGCCGGGGGCGCACTGCTACAGCGCCGCCACCACCGGCGACCAGGCGCGCGAAGTCTTTGACGTGGCCCGCAACATGGCGCTGCGCGAACCCGAATTCCTGGCCCGCTTCGGGGTGCAGGTGGGCAAGCACGACATCACCCTGCCTGGCGCCGCGTCCAGCTTCAAGCCGCTCAACGCCGAAGGCAGCACGCTGGACGGCCTGAACATCCACGGCGCCATCGTGGACGAGGTGCACGCGCACAAGACCCGCGCGGTGTGGGACGTGCTCGACAGCGCCGACGGCGCCCGCAGCCAGCCGCTGATCGGCGCCATCACCACGGCCGGCAGCAATCGCTCGGGCATCTGCTACGAGCTGCGCGACTACACCATCAAGGTGCTGGAGGGCGTGCACGTCGACGAAAGCTGGTTCGGCATCGTGTACACGATCGACGACGGCGACGCCTGGCACGACCCCGCCGTGTGGCGCAAGGCCAACCCCAACCTGGACGTCAGCGTCAAGCGCGAGGCGCTTGAGGCCGCCTGCCGCAAGGCGCTGGCCCAGCCGAGCGCCGTGGGCAACTTCCTGACAAAGCACCTGAACGTCTGGATCAGCGCCGACTCGGCCTGGATGGACATGCTGTCGTGGGACAAGTGCGCCGACAAGACTCTCAAGCTTGACGACTTCGCCGGGCAGGCCTGCTGGATCGGCATGGACCTGGCCGAGAAGCGTGACTTCGCCGCGCTGTGCCTGGTGTTCAAGCACGGCGAGGACTGGACGATCTTCTCGCGCCTGTACCTCAACTCGGTGGCGGTCGAGCAGTCGGGCAACGCGCACCTGCAAGGCTGGGCTCGCGCCGGTCACGTCGTTGTGACGCCGGGCAACGTGACCGACTTCGACGTGATCGCCGACGACCTGCGCCGCTTCTGCGGGCAGTTCGACGTGCAAGAGATCCCGTTCGACCCTGCCATGAGCCGGTACTTCGCCACGCGGCTGGTGTCCGAGGGCCTGCCGCTGGTCGAAATTCGCCAGGCGCCCACCTTCTTCACGCAGCCGCTGATCCAGGTCGAGAACCTGGTGCTCGAGCACAAGCTGCACCACGACGGCAACCCCGTCTTCACGTGGATGGTGTCCAACGTCGAGGTCAGCGTCAGCAAGTTCAGCGGCCTGAAGCACCCCACCAAGAGCCGCGAAGAGCACAAGATCGACGGCCCCGTGGCGCTGTTCATGGCGCTGGGCCGCGCCATGCTCGGCTCGACCGACGTCGTCATCGGCCCCGACCACATGCCGCTGGTCGTCTGACCCTGGCCCATCCATGAGCGTCAAATCATTCAACGCCGCCATGTTGGCCGGCTGGCTGCTGGTGCTGATCGGCGGCGTGTGCATGCACCCGGCCGCTGGCCTGGCCGCGGCCGGGGTGCTGCTCATCGCGCTGACCCTGCTGGCGGTGCGCCTGGGTGGCGGCCTGTACGCGCCGCGCGAAAGCCAGCCGCAGCCTGACGGGGAGGACCGCTGATGTTCATCACCCGCCCCCGCGCGTCAGGCGCCGATCGCAGCCCCTACGGCGACTTCTGGTTCGAGCCGTTGTCCAGCCGCAGCAGCACCGGCGCCCGCGTCGGCGCGGAATCTGCCATGCGCCTGGCGGCCGTGTACTCGTGCGTGCGCGTGCTCACCGAGAGCTTTGCAGTGCTGCCGATGCGGCTGTACAGGCCGCGCGTGGCCGGCCGCGGCAGGGAGCTGGTCACCAACCACTGGCTCTACAACCTCTTCAGCCGCCGCCCCAACCGCTGGCAAGGCCCGTTCGAGTTCCGGGAAATGCTGCAGGGGCACCTGGTGCTGCGCGGCAATGCCTTCTGCGAGATCGTCGAAGACGGCCGCGGCGGCGTGGCCGAGCTGCTGCCGCGTCACCCCGACCGCGTCAAGGTGGAGATGCTCGACAACGGCTCCTGGCGCTACGCCTACACGCCGCGCAGCGGTGCCACGGTGTACCTGCGCCGCGACCAGGTGTGGCACCTGCGCGGCCTGTCGGCGGACGGTCTTATGGGCCTGAACCCCATCGACCTGCAGCGAGACGCCATCGCCGCCGGCCTGTCCGCGCAGGACTACGGCAACCGCTTCTTCGCCAACGACGCCAAGCCCACCGGGGGCTGGATCAAGACGCCGGACAACGTCAACTTCAGCGACAAGGCCACGCGCGACACCTACCGCGAGAGCGTGCACGCGGCCACCAGCGGGGCCAACCGGCACAAGATCCTGGTGCTGGACCGCGGCATGACCTACAACGAAGTGGGCATGAGCAACCGCGACAGCCAATTCCTGGAGGCGCGCGGCTTCACCCGCACCGAGATCGCCGGCATCTTCAGGGTGCCGCCGCACATGATCGGCGACCTCAGCCGTGCCACCTTCGGCAACATCGAGCAGCAGAGCATCGACTTCTGGCAAGGCACCATGCTGCCGTGGACGGAGCGCTGGGAATCGGCCATCGAGCACCAGCTGTTGCAAGACGACAGCCTGGACGTCGAGTTCGATTTCCGCAACCTCATGCGCGGCGACGCCGACAGCCGCGCCAAGTACATCCACAACCTGGTGCTCGACGGCGTGCTCACCCGCAACGAGGGCCGCGCGCTGGAGGGCTACGACCCGATCGAAGGCCTGGACGAGCCGCTCGTGCCTGTCAACGAGCGCGAGCTGTCCGACACCGACCCGCACGGCGAGAGCGGCCCCGGCGAAGCGCTGCCCGACGCCACCGAGACCCCGCCCAGCGACGGCGACGAGCAGGCCTCGCGCCTGGCGCAACTGGCGTCGGCCACCGCCGAACGCGCCGCCCGCCGCGAAGCCGCCGCGCTGGCGCCTCTCGTCACCAAGCAGCCGGCCGACGCGGCTGCCCTGCAGGCGTGGTCCGACAAGCACCTGGACTTCCTCCAGCAAGCGTTGGGTGTGCCCTACGACTGCGCCGCCGCCTACTGGCAGGCCCGCAGTGCTGACGTCATCGAGGCCGACGACGCCGAGCGCTCCATCTACCAGGCCGCGTTGCCGCGCCTGACCCGCCTTGCACAAGGACAAACCCCATGAGCACGCACTTCCTGGCCGAATGCCTGGCCACCCCGTGGGCGCTGCAGCCCGAGCGCCTGAACGCCTACGCCGCTGTGCTGGCGCGGCGCTTTGCCGGCCGGCTGGGCGTGCCCGCGGCCGCTGACGCCCTGCAGGCCGACGCGCCGCAGGCAGCCCAGGCCGCCGCGCCGGGCCGCGCGGGCGGCCGCACGGGCGCGGTGGTCGTCATCCCGGTGCTGGGCGCCATCATGCAGCGGGCCAACGTCATGCGCGAAATGTGCGACGGCGGCACCAGCACCCAGGCCATCACCAAGGCCCTGCGCGATGCGCTGGCCGACGAGACCGTCGGCTCCATCGTGCTGGACATCGACAGCCCCGGCGGCTCGGTGTACGGCATCGCCGAGCTGGCCGCCGAGATCCGCGCCGCCACCAAGCCCGTGCTGGCCTGCGCCAACAGCCTGGCCGCCAGCGCGGCCTACTGGGTGGGCAGCCAGTGCAAGGAGTTCTACTGCGCGCCCGGCGGCGAGGTCGGCAGCATCGGCGTCTGGATGGCGCACGAGGACTGGTCGGCCGCGCTGGACGCTGCCGGCGTCAAGACCACGCTCATCAGCGCGGGCAAGTACAAGGTGGAAGGCCACCCCTACGGCCCCCTGGACGCCGAGGCGCGCGACTTCCTGCAAAGCCGCACGGACGACTACTACACCGCCTTCACGCGCGACGTGGCCAAGGGCCGCGGCGTGCCGGTGGAGCGTGTCCGGGCGGGCATGGGCCAGGGCCGCGCCCTGGGCGCCGAACAGGCCAAGGCCGAGCAAATGATCGACGGTGTGATGACGCTCGATCAGGTCATCCGCCAGGCGCAGCGGGCCGCACAGCAGCCCGGCGCGGCCGGCCGCAGCGGCCGCAGTCAAGAGCAACACCGTCAGCAGCTGGCGCTGCTGGCCCTGGAGTAACCCAACCGGGCCTGCACAGCCCACGCATTGCCCATCCGTTGATGGCGCAGTGACCGGCCCATCGGCCGGCCCGTGCTTCAAGCAGCCCGCCTGGCAGCCCGCCACGCGGGCTTTTTCACGCGCATCCGAAAGAGAGACACACCATGAGCATCCGAAACCTCAAGGCCAAGAAGGCCGAACATCTGCAGAAGGCCAACGCCCTGAACGCCATCGCCGACCGCGAGCTGACGACCGACGAGCAGTCGGCGCTGGCCGGTCACATCGACGCCGTCCGCGCCCTGAACGCGCAGATCGAAGGCGCCGAATTCCTGGCCAACCAGGACGCCGGCCTGAACGCCGGTGGCAGCGTGCAGCTGCCCGCGGGCGCCAGCCTGAGCGTCAGTGACAACCTGGCCGCCGACCCGAAGCGCGGGTTTGGCAGCTTCGGCGAGTTCGCCTCGGCCGTGGTGCGCGCCAGCCGCGACGCCACGCGTCCCGATTCGCGCCTGCTCATCGGCGCCGCCGCCCCCGGCACCACCGCCAGCGAGAACGCCGGCGCCGACGGTGGCTTCCTCGTGCCCCCGCAGTACAGCAGCGACCTCTTCCTGCTGAGCCTGCAGGAAGGCTCGCTGATGCCGCTGACCGACAACACCGAGGTGCAGAGCAACTCGATGGTCTTCCCGAAGACCGAGCAGACGCCCTGGGGCACCAACGGCGTGCGCGCCTACTGGCAGGCCGAAGCCACGGCGGCCACGGCCACCAAGCCTGTCATCGGCACCCAGGCGCTGCGCCTGCACAAGCTGATGGCCCTGGTGCCGCTGACCGACGAGCTGGTCGCCGACACCAACGCGCTGGACTCGACCGTGCCGCGGCTCATCGGCGACAGCATCCGCTGGAAGACCAACGAGGCCATCCTGTTCGGCTCCGGCAATGGCCAGCCGCTGGGCGCGCTGTTGTCCAGCGGCCCGACCGTCACCCAGGCCAAGGACACCGGCCAGGCCGCCAACACGCTGAGCACGTTGAACCTGTTCAACATGATCAGCCGGCTGCCGCCCGACAGCTACAGCCGCGCCATCTGGCTCATGCACCCCACGGTGCTGCCGGTGCTGGCCACGCTGGTGCTGGGCCAGATCCCGGTGTTCATCCCGGGCCCCAACGTGGGCATGGGTGGGCTCAACCAGATGCCGCAGTTCGGCTCCATCCTGGGCCGCCCGCTGATCATCAGCCACCACGCGGCCGCGCTGTCCAGCGTGGGCGACGTGCAGCTGCACGATCTGTCGTACTACCGCACGATCACCAAGGCCGGCGGCGTGCAGACGGCGACCTCGATGCACCTGTACTTCGACGCCGATGCCATGGCGCTGCGCGCCACGCTGCGCATGGACGGCTCGCCCAAGATCGCCTCGGTGATCAGCCCTGCCAAGGGCTCGGTGACCTTGTCTCCGTTCATCCAGCTCGGCGCTCGCTGATCGTCGCCCCCTCACCTCTCAAGAAGGAACCCTCACCATGTACACGCTCAACCAAAAGGTCAGCGAAGGCCTGGCCATCCTGGCCACCATCGATCCGGTCTCGCAAGCGGCCGGCACCGTCAGCACCGGCTGGGTCGATCAGTCGGTGTTCTTCAACGTGCTGGCGCTCATCCAGACCGGCGTGCTCGGCGCGTCGGCCACGGTGGACGCCAAGCTGCAGCAGGCCACCGACTCGTCGGGCACCGGCGTCAAGGACGTCACCGGCAAGGCGATCGCCCAGATCGTCAAGGCCTCGGGCGACAACAAGCAGGCGCTCATCAACCTGAAGGAGTCCGACCTCGACACCGAGGGCGGCTTCCGCTTCGTGCGCCTGTCCATCACCGTGGGCACGGCGGCGTCGCTGGTGGGTGCGTCGCTGATGGGCGCGGTGCCGCGCTTCCAGGCGGCCAACACCTACAACCAGGCGGCCGTCGCGCAGATCGTCGGCTGACGCAGCAGGCCACCCAGCCGGGTGGCCGCAAGCCGGGCGGCAGGCCGCACAAGCCTGCCGCCCGGCTCACAGGAGACCCTCATGGCTGTCGTTTTTGGACCCGACGTTTTCATCGCGGCCGGCGCCGGCGCCGCGTACCAGCGCCCCGACCTGGGCGTCATCTACACGCTCACGGCCGCTCTCGACGGCACGGGCGCCGTCAGTGCAGACCTCGTCCTGCAGGGCAGCAACGATGGCGTGCGTTGGCACAACGTGGGCAACTCGCTGGCCCTCACCGGCTCGGCTCCGCAGATCGGCAACTTCACGCGGGTGCAGTTTGCGTTTGCGCAGTGGCGCGTGAACGTGACCAACATCACCGGCACCGGCGCCACGCTGACCACGCACCTGGCCGTTGCCAGCTGACGCACCATGCCTCTCGTCCAGACCCAGGCCCCGGGCATCGAGCCCGTGACGCTGGCCGACTTCAAGCTGCACGTGCGGCAGACCGATTCGACGGAAGACGTCAATCTGCTGCTGTACCTGGCCGCCGCGCGCCGGCATGCCGAGGCGTACACCGGGCGCAGCTTCATTCAGCAGGGGTGGAGGCTGGTGCTGGACAGCTTCCCCGGCGCCAGCCTCATGGGCGTGCCCTACGGCCGCCCATACAGCCTGCCGGCCCACGCCATCGTGCTCGAGCGCGGCCCGGTCGTCACGCTGACCAGCATTCAGTACACGGCCATGGATGGCACGTTGCAGACGATGCCCGCCAGCGACTACGTGGCCGACCTGTCGGGCCCCGTGGCGCGCATCACCCCCGTGTTCGGCAAGATCTGGCCGATCCCTCTGCCGCAGATCGCTGCCGTGCAGGTGAACTACACCGCCGGCTACGGTGCCGCCGCGCTGGACGTGCCCGAAGGCATCCGCCACTGGATCATGGTGCGCGCCGCCACGGCGGTGGCCAACCGCGAGCACATGGCGCATGTGACCCGCGGCCGGCTGGAGCCGCAACCGTACCTCGACGGGCTGCTTGACCCGTACTGCGCGGTGATGCTGTGACCATGGGCCTGTCGGCCGGCGCGTTGAACCGCCGCATCACCCTGCAGGCCCGCTCGGCCACGGTGGACACCTACGGCCAGCAGGTGGTCACCTGGACCGACTGGACCACCTGCTGGGCGCTGATCGAGCCCCTGGAAGGCCGCGAAGCCATGGCCGCGCGAGCCATCAACGCCGAGACCAGCCACACGGTGACGATGCGCTACCTGGCCGGCGTCACGGCCTCGATGCGCGTGGTCTACGGCACGCGCATCTTCAACGTGTTGTCCGTCATCGAGCCCGACATGGCCCGCGTCAGCCTGGTGCTGGCGTGCAGCGAAGGCCTCAACGAGGGTTGATGCCGTGACCGCGCTGGTGCAAGACATCAAGACCGTGCTGAGCACGCTCGCGCCTGCCGGCGGCGTCTGGTATCAGGTCAACACCGCGCAGCCGGCGGTCTACCCGTACATCGTCTTCGCGCGCGTGCCCAGCACCGCCAACGCCAGCCTGGGCGGCCCGAGCGCCATGCAGAACACGCGCGTGCAGATCGACATCGTCAGCCGCCTGGCCAGCGAGACGGTGGCGCTGGAGGGGCAGCTCGAAGCCGCCATGGCCGCCTGGTCCGTGCAGAACGTGCCCGTCAGCAGCGTGGACCTGTACGAGGACCAAGTGCGGGCGTACCGCATCTCGAAGGACTACAGCGTCTGGGCGTCCAACTGACGCCAGCGGAGCCGCACCCGATGATCACCGCCAAAGTCCAGGGCCTGTCCGAGCTGTCGGCCGCGCTCAAGCAGCTGCCGCCCAACATCGGCCGCAACGTGCTGCGCGGCGCGGCCGGCGCGGGCGCGTCTGTCATCCGCAAAGAGGCCCGCCTGCGCGCGCCCATCTACACCGGCCCCATGGCCGAAGGCCACCCGCCGCCCGGCACCCTCAAGCGCGCCATCCTGCAAAGCCAGCAGCGCGCCTTGTCGAGCCTGGTGCAGCAGACCTTCCACATTGGCGTGCGGGCCGGCCGACAGAACAACAGCAACAGCGGTGGCCGCAACGCCTACTACTGGCGCTGGGTGGAGTTCGGCACCGTCAAGATGACGGCCAAGCCCTTCCTGCGCCCCGCCTTCGAAGTGAAGAAGCAAGCCGCCGTCGAGGCCATCCGCGCGTACCTGCTGCAGCGCCTGCCGCGCGAATTTCAGAAGCTGGGCATGACCTGGCGCCCTTGACGCCGCCCTCACCCGTTCCCCCCAAGCAAGCCGCCCAACCAGGGCGGCTTGTTCGCTTTCATCCACCCCCGCCGCGTGCTGCGGCACCTTCTAGGAGCATCCAATGCCCTCTTCAGCCATTTCCGCCCAAGGCGCCGTACTCAGCATCGGCACCGGTTCGGGCAGCGCCAAGACCATCACGGCCGTCAGCGTGGGCAACCCCACCATCCTGACGTCGTCCGCCCACGGCTTCAACAACGGCGACGTGGTGACCCTGGCCGCGTTGACCGGCGCGAACGCCGCCACGCTCAACGGCCAGTCTTTCACGGTGCTCTACAAGACCACCAACACCTTCGCCATCGCCGTGGACACCACCGGCCTGACCATCACCGCGGGCTCTGGCACGGCCACGCCCACCACCTTCACGGCGGTCAACAACGTCAAGAGCTACAGCGGCTTCGACGGCAGCGCCTCGGAGCTGGACAAGACCAACCTGACCAGCACGGCCAAGGAATTCGCGCTGGGCCTGGTTGACCCGGGTGCGTTCAGCATCGAGCTCGACACGGACCTCAACGACGCCGGGCAGGCCGCGCTGCGCGCCAAGCAGCAGTCGGGTGCGATCAGCAACTTCCGCCTGGTGCTGCCGGGCGCGGTGGCCAACCTCACGTACACCTGGACGGGCTACGTGAAGAAGTTCGCCCAGACGGGCGGCGTGGATCAGATCGTCAAGGGCAGCGTGGACATCCGCATCTCTGGCGCCATCACGCTGAGCTGATCGACCATGACCACACTCACCAAAGACCAGATCGTTGCCACGCTGGACATCAAGACCGAGGTCGTGCATGTGCCGCAGTGGGGCGGCACGGTCGCCGTGCGAGAACTCACCGGCCTGGAGCGCGACGCTTTCGAGGCCTCGCTGCTCAAGATCGGCGCCGACGGCAAGCGCGAACCGGACCTGACCAACATGCGCGCCAAGCTGTGCGCCGCGTGCATGGTCGACGGGACGACCGGCGACCGCATCTTCAGCGACGCAGACCTCGGCGAACTGGCCAACAAGTCGGCCGCCGCGCTGAACCTGGTGTTTGAAGTGGCGCAGCGCCTCAACGGCATGGGCAGCCCGGAGGACGCGGAAAAAAACTCCGCGGCCGCCCCGAGCGGCTCTTCTACCTCCGCCTGAGCCTGGCCCTGGGCATGCCCGTGCGCACCATGTTGTCGCAGATGAGCAGCAGTGACCTGGCCGAGTACATGGCCTACGACCGCATCGAGCCGATCGGCGAAGTGCGTGCCGACCTGCGAGCCGGCATCCTGGCCAGCACCGTGGCCAACCACAGCATGAGCCCGCCCAAGCAGGCCGCGCGCCCGTTGGACTTCATGCCCTTCGCCAAGCGGCAGCAAGGGCCCATTCACCTGCCCGACGCCGCCGCCCACGGCCAGCTGCTGGCCCGCACGTTGTTCGGCGACAAGGTCGTGGCCGCCAAGAAGCCCGAGGTGAATTGAGATGGCTGGTGCACTGGGTTCGCTGGTTGTCGAGGTCGCGGCCAACGTCGCGCGGTTTCAGAGCGACATGGGCAAGGTGGCCCAGATCGCCGAGCGCAACGCCGCGCAGATGCAGCGCGCGTTCGATGTGGTGGGGACTTCGCTGAAGAGCTTGGGCGCGGGCGTGCTGGTGGGCCTGACGCTGGACAAGGCGCGCTCGCAGATCGAGGGCGTCATCAAGTCGGCCGCCGGCCTGCAGCAGCTGTCCGAGCGCACGGGCTCCACGGTCGAGAGCCTGTCCGGCCTGGCCAGCATTGCCAAGCTCAGCGGCACCGACGCCGAGTCGCTGGCCGGCGGTCTGCAAAAGCTCAGCAAGGCCATGGTCGACGCGCAGGCCGGCGGCAAGAACACCGCCGCGGCTTTTGCGTCGCTGGGTATCAGCACCGCCGACTTGAAGAACGCCAGCCCCGCGGAAGTCTTCGAGAAGATCGCCCGCGCCCAGGCCAGCTATGCCGATGGCGCCGACAAGGTGGCCGCGCTGCAGGCGCTGTTGGGCAAGGGCGGCGCCAACCTGTTGCCGGTGATGAAAGACCTGGCCGAGGCGGGCGAGCTGCAGGCCAAGGTCACCACCGAGCAGGCGCAACAGGCCGACGCCTACGAGAAGACCCTGGTGCGCCTGCAGGCCGCGCAGGGCGGCATCTACAAGCGCATTGCGTTCGAGCTGCTGCCGGTGATGAGTGCGTTCGCCGAGCAGATGCTGTCTTCGGCGAAATCCACCGGCGGCCTGAAGGGCGCGGTGGACGACCTGTCCGCCAACAACGCCTTGCGCACGTGGGCGCAGGGCGTGGCCCTGGCCATGGGCTATGCGGTCGAAGCCGTCACGGGCTTGATCAAGACGGTGCGCGCACTCGGCGGCAGCTTCGAGGCGGTGTTTGCCGACCTGAAAGTGCTGGGCACGTTCCTCAGCAACGGCGGCCCGGCTGGCCTGGCCTTTGACGGCCCGCGCAAGGCTCTGGCGCAGGCGCTGCAGGAGCGCAACGCCACCGTGGAGGCGGCCAACAAGCGCTACGTCGACCTGTGGAATTACGACGGCACCGCATTCACGCGCGGCCTGCAGGCCCGGTTCGACGCCCAGAACGGCGGCGCGGGTGGTGGGCGGGGCTTTGTCAACCCCGACCTGGCCAACAAGCTGAAGGCGCCGAACTTCAGGCCGCCGGAGTCAGAGTCGGGCATGGGCCGCGAGGGCGACAAGTTCATCGAGTCGCTGCAGCGGCAGTACGAGCAGCAAACCAAGAACCGCTTCGAGATGTTGCGCCTGGAGGCGGCCCAGAAAGGCGTGGCGGCGGGCGCGGAGGTGTGGATCTCGAAGCTGGAGATGGTCGAGACCAAAGAGCGGCAGCTGAAGGACTTTGCAGAACAGACCGCGCGCATCGAGGCCGAGCGAGCCAGGCAGGGCGACTCGCAGACGCAGGGCATGGCCTTGGTGCAGACGCTGAGCGATCAGACCAAGATGCTGGCCCTCAACGCCACGCAACAGCGCCGCGTGACCGAGCTGCGCAAGTTGGACGCGCTGGCCATCAAGGCCCTGGGCGACGCCACACAAGACACCCTGCCCGAAGTCATCAAGCAGTTCGAGACCATGCGCGCCAAGCTCAACGCCGCGCTGGACGACCTGGAGGCGCGCGAGCGCGAACTGGCGGGCTCGTCGGCCGAAGGCGCCCGGCGCGCCTTTGAAGCCTACGCCGAGGGCGCGGCCAATGCGGCCAAGTCCACCGAAGACTTGGTCGGCGGCGCGCTGCAGCGGCTGGAAGACGCCCTGGTCACGTTCGTGAAGACCGGCAAGCTGAGCTTCTCGGACCTGTTCACCTACATGGCCGAAGAGTACATCCGCGCGCAGATCCGCATGTCGATTGCCGACTTCCTGCCGGGCGGCAAGGGCGCCGGCGGCACCAGCCTGCTGGCCATGGGCGTGTCGTGGCTGAAGGGTGTGAGCGGCTACGCCAACGGCCTGCCCTACGTGCCCTACGACAACTTCCCCGCCGTGCTGCACGAGGGCGAGCGCGTGCTCACCAAGGCCGAAGCTGGCGCGGCCGGCTCGGGCCGCGGCGTGGCCTTCGACTTCAGCGGCCAGACGCTCAACGTCGGCCAGGGCGTCAGCCGCGCCGAAGTGTCGGCCGCGCTGGCCCGCAACAACGCCGAAATGCAGGCGCAGATTCGGCGCCAGATGCGCGAAGGGGTGCTGACGTGACCACCTATGCCTGGCCCGCGTGGGGCGTGCAGCGCTTTGAGCTGCGGATCTTGCCCAACCTGCGCACCTTTGTGGGCCCCTACACGCCCAACACCCAAGTCGTGGACCTGCTGGGCGAGCGCTGGCAGGCCAAGGTCGACGTGACGCTGACCACCGACCCGGTGGAGATCGCTGCTCGCGAGGCCTTCTTCGACCGCCTCAAGGGCATGGCGCACCTGATCGCCATGCCGCACCTCAAGCTGAGCGCGCCGCAGGGCACGCTGCGGGGCACGCCCGTGCTGCAAGCCGCGGCGTCGCAGCTGGCCAACACGGTGGCCATCACCACCACCGCGGGCGCCACGCTGAAGGCCGGCGACATGCTGGGCATTGGCGGGCAGCTGTGCCGCGTCATGGCCAACGTCACGGCCGACGGCACCGGGCTCATGAGCAGCGTCGAGATCCAGCCGCGCCTGCGGGTGGCCAAGTCGGCCGGCACGGCGGTGACCTGGTCGGCCCCCACGGCGACCTTCATGCTCAAGTCCGCCGACGGTGTGCCTACGGTCTGGAGCCCCGGGTTCGCCGAAGGCCCGAGCCTGGACCTCATCGAGGTCTTCTGACGATGCGCACCCTGTCCACTGCAGCGCTTGCGGCCTTGCAGCGCTCACCCCTGCCCATTGCCGTGCTGCTGGAGCTGGACCTGAGCACGCCGCTGTACCTCAACACCTCGAGCCTGACGCTCGTGGTGGGCGGCAACACCTACCTCGGCACGGCCGGCCTGGGCAAGATCGAAGCCATTCAGGACTCGCCGGCCGAGGTCAAGCCGCTGCGGTTCGAGCTGTCTGGCGTGCCCAGCAGCGCCGTGTCGTTGGCGCTGTCCGAGCCGGTGCAGGGCAAGGCCGCCCGGGTCAAGCTGGTCATCTTCGACCCCGACACCTACGCCGGGCTGGCCACGTACCTGCGGTGGTCCGGGCTGCTGGACGTGATGTCGCTCGAAGACGGCCAGGTCACCGGCACCATCAAGGTCACGGCCGAGCACGCGGGCATCGACCTGATCCGCCCCACGACCAGCCTGTACAGCGACGCCGAGCAGCGCCGCCTGGCGGCCAACGACCCGGGCCTGCAGTACATGGCCGACCAGCAGGACATGCGCGTCATCTGGCCGGCGGCCAGCTGGGGCCGCAGGTGAGGGCGGCGCGATGATGTCGCACGACGCCGCGGCCGACCTGCCGGCCTGCGCCTGGCGCGATCGGCTGGACGCCTTGATCGCCTCGCGCATGGCCACGCCATTCGCCTGGGGCACGCACGACTGCTGCCTGTTCGCCGCTGACGCCGTGCTGGCCCAGACCGGCGCCGACCCGGCCGCCGACCTGCGCGGCACCTACACCGACGCGCGCCAGGCCCTGGCCCTGCTCAAGAGCCTGGGCGGGCTGGCCGCGGTGGCCGGCCGAGGCGGCCAGCCCGTGCCGGCGCTGTGCGCGCAGGTGGGAGACATCGGACTGGTCGAGCACGAGGGCCGCGAGCTGCTGGCCGTGTGTGCCGGCCCGTTGTGGCTGGCGCCTGCCGAGCAAGGACTGGCGGCGCTGCCGCTGGAAGCCAGCCGGTCAACCTGGAGGGTCGGCAAGTGGCCGAAGCAGTAGCCCTAGCGATCGAGTACGTCGGCGCCGCCATCGGCACCGAGATGACGCTGACCGCGGGCGAGATCTACCTGGCCTCGCAGGCCATCGTGGCCACGGCCGCCGTCTACTCGCTGCGAGAAAGCCAGCGCCGCCAGCAAAACGCGGCCCGCGACACCTACAACGCGAGCCTGCGCGACCGCTACGTCATGACGCGCGGCGCCACCGAGCCGCGCCAGGTGGTGCTGGGCCGTCAACGCGTCTCGGGGCCGCTGGCCTACATCGGCAGCTACGGCAGCAACCGCGAGCACCTGGTGCTGGCGGTCATCCTGGCCGCGCACGAGATCGACGCCATCGAGGCCGTCTACTTCGACGACGAGCGCGTCACGCTGGACGGCAGCGGCAACGTGCTGTCGGTGACGCGGCGCGACCTGTTCACGCTGACGGGGGCCACGTCGTCCTTCACGCTGAGCAGCGAGCCGGCGGCGGGCACGGTGGTGGCCACGGTGGCTTACGGCACCACGATCGTCAGCCTGGGCGCCACGGTCAGCGGCTCGACCGTCACCGTCACGGGCGGCACGGTGGGCGCCACCGGCACCGTCACCATTGCCTATCAGCCCGCGCAGAGCCCCTGGACGCGCACCGAAGAGTACACCGACGATCAGACCCTGATCACGCTGGACGCCTCTGGCAACGGCACCGTCACCCTGCCGCGCACGCCAGACGCCGGCACGGTGCGCGTGGTCTATTCGACCGGCACGGGGGTGCAGCAGTCCGACACCGACTTGTCGGCCAACATGACGGTCTCGGGCGCGGTGGTGACGGTCACCGCGTCCCCGATCACCGACAATACGGCCTACGTCAGCTACCGCTGGAACGCCTCATTCAGCAAGGCCCGGGTGCGCAAGTACCTGGGTGCCGCCGGCCAGACGGCCGACGCGGCGATGATCGCCGCGCTGCCAGGCGTCTGGACGTCGGCCCACACGATGACGGGCCTGGCTTACCTGGTGGTCGAGCTGGACTACGACCCCGACGCTTTCCCCTCGGGCTTGCCCAACGTCAGCGCCCTGGTGCGCGGCGCCAAGCTCTACGACCCGCGCACCAGCACCACGACCTGGAGCGAGAACCCCGCGCTCATGATGCGCTACGTGGCCACGTCGCCCCTGCTGGGGCGCCAGACGGCGGCCACCGTGAACGACGCCAGCGTCATCACCGCGGCCAACGCCTGCGACGTGGCCGCGGCCTACCTGGTCAACGGCCGCACCTACAACCGCGCGCTGTACACCGCGGGGCTGACCGTCAAGTCGGGCACGCGAGCCAAAGACGTGCTGGACGACCTGGCCCGCGCCATGGCCGGGCGCTGGGTGTTCGTGGACGGGCAGCTGCGCGTCAAGGCCGGCGCCTACGTCACGCCGCTTCAAACGCTGGACGAATCGTGGCTGGCCGGCGGCCAGGCCGTGCAAGTGCAGGCCCGCGCCAACCGCTCGGACGTTTTCAACGTGGTCACGGGCAAGTTCGCCGACGAGACCCGCGACTACATCGTGGCCGACTACCCGCGGGTGTCGGCCGCCGCCTACATCACCGAAGACGGCGCCGAGCTGCCGCTGGACGTGACCCTGAACACCGTCACCTTCACCGGCCAGGCGCAGCAGGTGGCAGCCGTGGCCATGCGCGACGCCCGCCAAGGCCTGCGGGTGAGCCTGCTGTGCAACATGCGGGCCTTCCCGGTCGAAGTGTTCGACACGATCTACGTCACGCTGCCGCGCTTTGGCTGGTCGGCCAAAAGCTTCGAAGTGCTTGACGTGGCGTGGACGCTGGACGGCGGTATCCAGCTGGCCCTGAAAGAGACCGACGCCAGCATCTGGACACTGGGCACCAGCTTCGCCGACACCGACCCGGCGCCCAACACCCTGCTCCCCAGCCCCTGGAGGGTGCCCCCCATCACCGGGCTGACCTGCAGCAGCGGCACCACGCAGCTGCTCAGGCAGTCCGACGGCACCATCATCAGCCGCATTCGCGTGAGCTGGAACGCCATCACCGATGCCTTTGTCAGTGACGGCGGCGGGGTGGAGGTGCGCTACGGGTTCGCCTGGCAGACCGAGGACCAGTGGCAAAGCGTGGAGGCCCCCAACGGCCAAAGCGCGCTGATGCTGGCCAGCAGCGTGCGCGACGGCCTGATCTACATGGTCAAGGCGCGGGCCTTCAACTCGTTGGTGCGCGGCGCCTGGTGCACCCCGGTGCTGCACAAGGTGGTGGGCAAGAGCAGCCCCCCCGCCGACGTGGTGGGCCTGGGCTACGTGTCGACCGAAGCGGGCATCGAGGTGTCGTGGACGGCCGGCACCGACGTGGACTACGACAGCACCATCATCAAGAGCGGCGCCACCTGGGCCACCGCCACCACACTGTTCGACGGCGCGGCCTCGAAGTGGACCTGGACGCGGCCGTCTACCGGCACCTACACCATCCTGGCCAAGCACCGCGACACCAGCGGCAACGAAAGCACCACGGCCGCCAGCCTGACGGTGGCCTACACGTCGGCGGCGATCAGCAACGCCCAAGTCACCATCAACGCCAACGGCACGCTGGGCGGCGCCGGCAGCGGCCAGGTGAGCCTGACCAGCCTGCCTGGCTCATTGACGACCG